TTGTTGCTGCTGGGCCTGCTGCTGTGCCTGCTGCTGAGGCTGCCCACGGTTCAAAGCCGCTCCAACAAACTGGCCAAAGCCCGGCCCTGCCTGATTGGCCGCCGCCGTCGCAAACTGCTTCATGAGCTCCGGATTGTTGCGAAGAATATCATCCATACCCGGAACCTTGGACTTGAAATACGTATTTGTTACGTGGAACATAGCAGCGGAAGCACCGAGCGTCATAACAAGACGAACTTCCGGCGGCATCTTTCCAGCATCCTTGTACTTGTCATACAACTCCTCAAAAATCTCATCATAATCCTCGGCATTCTCGTGAACTGACTCGGACCAGCCCTCTAGATTGACATCAAAGGGATTGAATCGGTTATTCAAAAACTCAGCACCCGTCGCAAAGGTCATCAACATATTCCGCTGAAACTTGAGGGATGCTTCTAGATTGCGGGAATCTACGACACGGCCGTACTCAGCCTTGATTTCGTCCAGGGAGTTGGCCATTGTCATACGCTGACCACCCATCCCCTTACTGGAAAGACGCATCATGCGGGTTAGATACGAATTCTTCTCCCGATTCTCTTCTTCAGCTGACATCTTAGGCTCCGCATTCTGTGATACAGTTCCCGAGTTCATATCAAAACTGATGGGCTGCTGGACCTGTGGTGTGCGGAAAGCGTCATTTCTACCGAAACTAGGAATCTCAATCTTCTCCGTGTTGTTATTTCCGATAGTTTCCATGTTGTCCAGATTTACGAACTCCAGATTTTCGCTGAAGCTACTGCTAGAGCCAGAGTTGCCGTCAATTGTGATTGTAGGACCGGATGAACTTTCCTGCCGAGTGCCAATATTGATTTTATTCGTGTTCGTCAAAAGGGACATACCCATATCATCTGCTAGATCGCTGATACCGCCGATTTCAATCTCGTTGGCCTTCTTTGCAAATTGAATCAATTCTTCGGGTCCAGGTCTAGATCCACCGAAACTCACCGACATCTTCTGTTTCTTATTTCTAGACTATTTGGCTTTTCTTTACGCACCGGCAAAATAAGTTTTTGGGAAGTAGGCTAAATCAGAACAAATGCTCCTGTTAGTCCTTGTGGACCTGTTGCTCCTGTTGCTCCTGTTGCTCCTGTGGGTCCAGCACATCCAGTCCCTAATAATGCACGGGCTCTACGCAAGTCTGTTAATTCCGAACAACTAGCCATTTTGCCCTATTTACTCGGGTAAATATTAATTAAGCCAACCATTTCCCCTCAAGATATTGCTGGATACCAGCAGTGCCTCCTCTAAAAAGCACAATCCATAAAGAGCAGTTACCCGACCCAAAAACAACAGTAGAGCAGCGGGACATGATAATTGTTATTGCTAGAAAGTGTAAGGCATATTCATAGTTTTCCGACTTATTGATTAAATCAACAGACGTATTGCATCGTGAAATACTCCGTGTTTCATCCATAAAGTAAAACGAACCCGGTAAGGTACGCATAACATCAATAAATTCAGTTTCATCACTTTGAATTAAGAAACGGGTCTTAGGATTCTTTGCTAGAATTTCACGGGCTCTAGCAAGATAATCATCATAGGGTGCCAACCGAGTTTCTGTCGCCTTATCATTGCCCCTGTAAAACAACACACACGTATTCTTATAGTCAATTGCGTATTTCTTTTCTAAACTTGCGACAAGTTGTTCTATAGCTGCTGACACAGTAAAATAGCGACGAACAAAGGGCAAAATATCAGCAATAGGCAACTTTCTATAATCGGAAAACTGGTCGCTCTGCTGGAACATAATGGGATGAGTATATGATATTCTGCCATTCACTTTTTCTAGAAAGAACTGTTCTATGATTGACTTTTCTGGAGGAAAGTCAGCAGGTTTATACCAGAGAAACTGCTGAGAACTATCAATCTGTGTAGGAGGTCGTGTAAGAGCACTAAAATATTCAATGACTTTCTGCAAACGGACTGTACAGCAAGAAAAGAAACCACTATTATGTGTAACAACAAGAGTCGCAGGAGCACGTTTTTGGGAAGGAACACGCCGCCAAGAAGACATTTTTCTTGGTGGAGGTTATTTATTATCGTATTTAACTTATTCCTCAGATTTTATCTGTTTATGTTGATTTTGTAAAAATGTCTTCACTAAAGGATTTATTTCAATTAGATAAGTTGTTAAATCATTTAATCCGCTTAATATCGGATTTGATTCTTTCCGCTTTACATCTAGGTACAACACGACACGCAGCTGATTACTAGGATTTTTAACATGATGCATATACATATCATCAAATAGAACACCTTCTTTGACCTTCCACTCATGTTTTTGTCCACCACATACAATGTAAGCTTTATCTTTTTCGGGTATAACTATACCTAGATGATACCGTAAATATCCCTTAAAATAACCTCTGTGGGGAGGGATTTCAACACCGGGATCTAATATGCTAAAAATAGCATTGTGAATTTGCGGATCTTCTAAGAGACGGTCAGTTTCAGGAAAATAGGCACTTACTTTTTTATCAATTTCACCCGAACGTTTTAAATAAATGGCTCTCCAGCATGAATCATCGCTAGTTGTTGTTTCAATCTTAAATCCCTTATTCTTCTTACGAATACATTCGGGAACAAATTTATCAAAATATTCTTTAAATTCCTTTATAATTATATCAGCATTGGCTTCAATGTTTTTGGATGCTGGAAATTCATTGGCATAATTTGAGATGAAGGGTGGATTATTATAAACACAATAGTCAATTAAATTCACTAAAATCATAACAGGCCAGAGTGATAGAAAAACAATTGCTATACAAAAAAATATACTAGCATATTGTAATGCGGGATTTTTGAATGTATTAAATAATAAGTAAGCCAGTGTCGCAAAAAAAAGAATAAATGAAATCCAAGAGACTTCACCTATCCAATATCTGCTAGAAAGTTCTTCTTGGATTTTGCCTAAAGTGGTAGAACCATACGATAAATTGGGCATGAAAGTTGTAATTATAATTGGCAATAATTCAAATAAGGCTAGAGCTCCAAATAAGGCTAGTAATTTATAAATAAATTCTTTATTTATATTTTTACTCATATCCTCTACATTTATAGAAGAATTTTGCTTTATCCGAGACCGAAGGGAGTACGGTGAGTGCTTGGTCCTAGCCCAAAATCATCTGTAAAGTATCCGCCAAATCATATTTCTTGGAAACGCCATTAAATAAAAGAAGCCAAGGAGCAGCAACTGCTGGTTTTGCCGTTGCCCATGTTGCTAACCGCTTTTCTATCCGGCCCAGTGTCGCATCTTTCCGTTCCTTGTATTTATCGGACCCAGCAGAAATTGCGTCGCCCTTATTCTTGCTACCAGGATGGACGAACTCAAAGGTTCCAGTCCAACCATCTTTCTCCAAGATGTATCGCATTAAGGAATAAATCTGCATCTGAATATCCCGCAGTAGTGGAGCAATACTCTTCTGATTTTCAATTCGCACTAAAGAAGCCTTTTTAAGCAAGGGAATGCGTGTCTCCACAAAAATCCGGATTTTTCCGAATACATCTGCTGGCGACATGCTTTTAACTTTCGCAGCCTTATACGGCATTAAATAGAACTTGGCAACTTCGTCTAGCAGAGCCGCCTTCGTCTTCTTCTTTGCATCAGTCCAGCCCAGTGATTCACCAAATTCACGACAAGTCGCAACCGTCTTGATTTTCTCGGGATCAACTGCTGAGAAGCCACGGAAGCCCTTCTTGCCACATTTCTTACACAGCAAGGCTGCCTCAGTTGCTCCTGCCTTATAGGACCACGAAGCCGGTCCCTTACAGGATTGTACAGAACAACGCGTAGATAATTGAGCAGAAGAATCTGAAACTAAGTTAAAATTCTCCCATAAAAGAATATTCAAGATGTTCCCGCTAACATCACGCTCAGCAATACAAATACCCAAATTCTTGATTCCAGGATCAATTGAACAAATTGTTGTCATTATCTTAATGAATACAATATGTATTTAGACCCTAAGCATGTTCTTCGGGGTCCGGATCTTCATGTACATGAATATGTATTGGATTTGGAATCATCCGAGTATGATGTAATTCATAAAATTTCTTGTAATTACATACGGGACATATTTTTTCTAAGCGGTCTAGTCTATCATGAGCACGATTCAATGAATGACACAAGCAATTTAAACACATACATTGAGCAAATGAAATTATACCGATTGCTAGACCTATGCCAACAATGGCATCCATTACTTAGTATTCAGTAAATGGTTTTATATATTTGATGGATTAGCACATTCGGGGTCTTCTGCTTCAATCGCACGAACAGGATTTGTACGAGCCCAATGAAGTTGCTCGAGAGTTTCTACATGATCCTGCAGAGTTACAATATGGTGATTAAACCGAATATTTATACAACCTTGAACTAAAAGTAGTAGACCGATGATTGTTCCAATGATAATGGCTGAATCCATTTCATCTCCTAACTTTACGCGTCTTTTGTTTACGCCGTCTTGAATTTTCAGAAACAGTCGCCAAAGTCTGTTTCATTGGGGGAGGAGTCCGCGGTAGCCGGCGTGAATACCGTAGTTTTGGCCACGTATTAACATAAATCTTAGCAAATGCCTCGGGGTTACGTTCTTTGAAATACTGCTCCAAAAATAATTGTTGTTGTAAACCCCGAGGAATACGTGTCATAGCATTACGTAACATTGGCCGAGATTCCCCAACAGAAAGATTATTTGCTAGAGCACGACCCGGTTGACCAATACCGTATTTGAACGCATTCATCCTATTTATTACTTCCGATTTTTACGAGTCTTTTGATTCTTACGTTTTCTCCGTGTCATCATGGGATTTTTACTATTTTGAGATTGAAGTAAATTACCAATCAAGCGTAATGCTTCTTCAACATCTGCTTTCTTACCATCGCGAGAACGCACTTGTAATACATAATTATCAAGTATACTAATACCAGTTACTGTTTTCTTCTGTAAACCCTGTTGGGTTTTACCACCAATACCTATTATAGCACCTGCTTGTACCGGAGTTACTTGTACTTGAACTTGGTAAGCACCGTCAGATTTATCTATTATACGCTTAGCTGAAAAAAATCCCTTTATTGTATCTATGCCAGATGCTCCAGCAACACCTCCACCACCACCTCCGCCACCACCTCCACCGCCCCCACCTCCGCCACCACCTCCGCCACCACCTCCACCTCCGCCACCACCTCCACCTCCACCAGGCTTTTGAAAAGGATTTGATCCTAAAGGCGGAAATTGAACATTATTCATAAAGACTTGGGGAGCAGCAGCCGCCCTTGGCCTTTCTTGAGCACGATTGTATTCTGCTAAATAATCTGTTAAATACACGGAAGCAAATCCCTCAGGATCTGGATCTGAATTATACGCCTGTTGAAAAGATGACAAACGTGCCGCATCATCTCTAATTAAACCCTCTACCGCACGATAAATAGGTCCTCTCTGCAAGTCCCTAACAACATCCAAACCAAATCTGAACGGATTGCTCATTCCTACTTTATTAAGTTAAATTGTTCGGATGAATTCCCAACCCAAATCTACACAAATCTTCTGCCAGATGTTATCCTGCATATAGAGTTTTTCATGACTTTTGAGCAAGGGAAAACACGGTAGGAAATCATCCAGCTCCAGCAGTTGACAAAACTTGTATAAAACGTATGAATATGATAAGAAATTGGAGCGACCCCGCGGACAATGCCGAATGAACGACGGCTGAATCTCCTTGAACATGTATCGTAATTTATCCTCCATCTCCCGCGACATAGTGGGCGCACAAAAAGCATTCATCCGGTGTAAAATGTGCGGGATATGCTCATAGAATTTGTTCAAGTGGAGTTTCTTTAGGACCTCCCGGAGTTTTTGAGGCTTAAGTGTACGAGGGTCAGTAATCCGCTCCTTCTTGATTTCCGCCAGTATATTCTCATATACATCTGCTGGAATATCGGTACTTTCCTTAGCTTGGAATTGGGCCAGCCATTCATTGAAATGGTTAATCTTCTTATAAGCAAAGTATGAGATTTCACGGGGCGGGTCTTTGTATGAAGGCTTCTCAGAATCCACCAAAATAAAGTCCTGATAGCCACACCCCGGGCAGCCTAAAGTTGCCTCATTGTGATAAAAGACCATCTCTGTTTCGCAGTGGGGGCAAGCACCAAAATCAGGTTCTATGCCGGACCCGGGTAGGATTCCACCACGAATAGCAGTCGGTTCAATAATACTTAAATACCGCTCTAGTGCCTTGTCACGCTGCAGGCCATTGGAATCTTCTATATCCCGGGCTCGAATAACCTTCTTTGGCTCCTTTGCTGAGATGGGCTGAACAGGTTGTGAAAGTGACGTCTCTTCGGCTATCTCAGCAGCAGCACCAGCACTGAAATAATTCAAAACACTATTTTGAGGTGTCCGTAACTTGGAGGCAGGCTTCTTGCTGGTAACATGATGTCCTGAAGCAATCTTTTCCTGCGAGTCATAATAATTAAATAGAATGTTTCCAACTTGTAAAAAATAATCAAGTCGTTCGTCATCTTTCTGGAGGCGAACCACCTGTTGTTCTAGATCCTGTAAATCTTCAACCATCACTTTATATTCATCCGCATGAAGAGCCCCGGTGAAGGCGTCAATCTGAGCCTCCTTATCCTCAATCTTCTTTTCTAAATGAACTATTTGTGCCCGTTTTTCATTCATAGTACGCATCTTCTCAGAGTGGAATGCCTCTAAAGTGGTCGGCATGTCGGTCACTTCTTGAGCAGGAGCATCCATGGTGTGAAGAACCATATGTAAGGGTTTTTGTTCAGACATTAACTACATGCTTTCTTTCAGATTCCTTATGTCATCTCAGACCCTTTTGATTTGCGGGATTTTACAAGAAGACTTCCCCCGGTAAGGTCAATGTCATTGGCCATCCTCGGGTTTTTGGCCCCGGTTCGCTCCACGGAGTTGGCCATCCTCGGGTTGTTGGCCCCGGTGCGCCCCAAATTCCTCAAATCCGCCAAATTATTTTCTCTGCGATGAATATAACAAATGGGTGGTGGTGGTCTTATGCAGCTTGTAGCCTATGGCGCGCAGGATATCTACCTAACGGGTAACCCGCAGATTACGTTCTTCAAGGTCGTGTACCGCCGGCACACGAACTTCGCGATGGAGTCGATTGAGCAGACGTTCAACGGCACGGCCAACTTCGGCAAGCGTGTCACGTGCACGATCAGCCGCAACGGCGACTTGATCCACCGCATCTACCTCCAGGCCACGCTCCCGAAGGTACAGCTTGCCTCCACGGATGGCTCAGGCGCCCAGTTCCGCTGGCTCAACTACGTCGGCCACAACCTCATCAACTCAGTTGAGCTCGAGATTGGCGGCCAGAAGATCGACAAGCACTACGGCGACTGGCTCCAGATCTGGAACGAGCTCACGCAGGAGGCGGGCAAGCAGTCCGGCTATGCGGAGATGGTAGGCAACGTTCCGGAGCTTGTGAACTTGCTCGTACAGGGCGGTGAGACGTGCGACGATGCGTGCGCGGGCGGCGAGCCCAACTCCCTCGCGGAGGTCGCCAACTGCTCCCCGGAGTACACACTCTACGTGCCGCTCCAGTTCTGGTTCTGCCGCAACCCGGGCCTCGCGCTCCCGTTGATCGCTCTCCAGTACCACGAGGTCAAGATCAACCTCGAGTTCCAGGAAATCAAGTACCTCTGCTGGGACCAGGTAACGGGCACGGCCGCGACGCACGCCATCCGTGACCGCGTTTCATCCAGCGGCCTCGTCTCCGCGTCCCTCTACGTAGACTACATCTACCTCGACACGGACGAGCGTCGCCGCTTCGCCCAGGTAAGCCACGAGTACCTCATCGAGCAGCTCCAGTTCACGGGCGATGAGTCTGTCACGTCAAGCAACAACAAGATCAAGCTCAACTTCAACCACCCGACGAAGGAGCTTGTGTGGGTAGTCCAGCGTGACTCCTTCGTTGCGTGCGACGACGCCACGGTCAACCCGTGGAAGGGCATGCAGCCGTTCAACTACTCCGACTGGTGGGACCGGTCAGTCCTCGACTCCGGCTACTCCCTCACGCGTGTAGAGGGCCTCGCCGGCTACAACCCGGTCGCCGTTGCCAAGATCCAGCTCAACGGCCACGACAGATTCTCCGAGCGTGAGGGCAAGTACTTCAACTTGGTCCAGCCGTACCAGCACCACACCAACGTGCCGGCTGTCGGCATCAACGTCTACTCCTTCGCC